TGTGAATCTCTGATAGAATAAAGCTTCTTAACTGCTTTCGTTCTTTCTGTCAGATCATGTTTAGCAGTAAAGATTTTATCTGCAGAACCTTCTCCAAATACTGCATCAAAAAACCTACTCATGATTTCTGACTCGTTTGCAACGCCTTCTGGACCCATCATTCCATCTTTTACATTCTTTTCTTCGTACTCTCCAAGTTCCTTCCACATCTCTTTGCTTGCATCATTAAACTTCTTCATCATATCTGCATCCAGAAAATTAAATGCAAGCTTCTCTCCATTCCAAATAAACATATATCTTACTCCTTAATTCTAATTCCAATCTTCGCTTCGCTTTCGTTTACTCTGTCGCTGAATCCGGTGTAAATGTCTTTGTCTTTGTATCAAATTTACCCATAACAGGATCTCCTTTGTCGTGAAGTGTTCCCTCAACCTGTAATTCTCCGTCATTATCAGAGAAACTTGAAATTTCAGCAGCTACGGTAAACATACGTGCTTTGAATACTGTCCCAGTGGTATCTCCTTCTACTTTTTCATCCAGATCAACGCGAACAAATTCACGTTCTGCATCTGCTCCTGTTTTTCTCTCTTTACCAATACTGACCAGATCTTTAATGACCTTTTCGCTTGGAATCTGATCGGCTGTAAATCCGTGCTCACCTTCATAACTTGTAATGCTTGATGTGGATGATTTATCATTGATATATTTTTTGCTCGTTGTCTGTGCTCCTGGATCTTCGTTCAACTCTGTAAAACCAGTTCCCATTAATTCGAACGCTTCAGACACCTTTAAATAAGATGCTTCCTGATAACGCTGTTTTACTGTTTTGCTTGCTGTTTCTGCCATTTTATATTCCTCCTAATTTCTGATAATAAATTAATTGGCACTGAATCTGATACTGTGCTTTAGTCGCATCTGCGTTAAACACATAGCCATTTGTCAGTGCCTGTATTTTAATTGCTCTTTTTCCTTTATCCATTTCCGGAAGTTCGTTATTGATCGTGCATCGTTCCAACCAGTCTGAGAAATCTTCGTAAAACTCTGCTACGTCAATATTCTCTGCAACGTCTGCCCCGAAGTACTCACGGCTTGCCAGGACAAAATTAAAACGGCGTTCTGTGTCACCGTTAATATACCGCCTTTTGATTGGCTGTGATGTTACAGATGCTTCAATCGCATAACTTTTTGTATCCTCCGGAAGATGTTCCACGCCCACCAGATCATCGAATGCTGATAATCCTGGATAGTCCTGGATAAATGCTCTCACACTTGCGATCACACTCATTCTGCTTTACCTCCTACAAAATCTGCAACAGACTGAACAATCTGATCTCCATTGTCTGCCCAACATCTTTGATCCCATTCTTTGCCACGAAGTCCATTCCCTTTGTTCTCGTGATATTGCTTTTGTGCATATGGAGTTACAAACTGGATTGAGTCCACATTTTCTATTGCAGTATCTTTTAATACTCCGGTTAAAAATGGAACATATGGATCCATCTTTCTTCGGAACTCTCCGGTAAAAAATCTTTGTGCGGGTCCACCAACTTGAAGACCTCTTGTCTTTAAGATCTGATCGGGCGAAAGTTCGACTTTAACTTGTGTTCCCATATTTAAGCACCTCCGATTCTCCAATGTGGCAAACTTCCTCTCCGGTTATCCGAAAACGATAATACTTTTCCTGTGTGCTGCTGCTTTAAAAATTCTGATTCTTTCTCAAAATCTTCTAACAATCCTTTTCCAAACAGATCTCCGTTATTGATCGTCCAGTATTTTTCTGCTTCTTCTGCAGATAATTCCCGATACTTATCAGCATCAATGTATTCTTTCCCTTCCGTATCTGCAGATAAAGGAATGCGGATCTGATACATATCTGCAGAACTAAGTCCCTGATCGGTAACAGTTGTCTGCTGCTTTGTGTAAAAACTGACACCTTTGATCTGAGTCTTTAAATAAAGCTTTCGTGCTGTCTTTTTATCAACTCCACGATTGTTATAGATCGTCAGATCTGCATTTGTCATCATATGGTCCACACCCCCTGTACAAGAGTCCCGTATGTGCAAGATAAGGATATGCTGCTTTCTTACAACGATGCTCCACAGTGCCTGTTGTTTTGCTCTGACTCGTCACAAAACTTACGCTGTATCCATCGTTGTTCTCACTTGCAATCTCCCTTCCTGCATCATCTTTTCTCATTCCATCCTGATACATCACATCTGCTATCGCACATGTGGCCAAGCTTACCTCTTCTGGAATCTCTGTCATATCATCGACTCTGGAAAAAGTAAGAAACTTCACAAAGATACTCGCCTTTAAGATCATACTAGGGAAAGCTTTCTCCGGTATGATCTCGCCATGAAATGTATTTTCATAAAAATCCCTGTCTGCATATTCCACCATACCGGATCACCGCCTACCCTCTGGAAATGATTCTTGCGATTGGAATTGCTTTGTGATCGATCACTTTCTTATCGGAATTTGTTTTTCCGTTATCAACCAGTGTCCAGTTAGATCCATCAGCAAGTTCTGCATCTGTTGGGGATTTTGCAGCCATAGATTTTCTAGTAAACGAAATTCCGTATGGTGCAAATACTTTTCTCTGTCTCATATACAGAGTATCTTCTCCACCATGTGTTTTTGGATCACGATGCATTTCATATGGCACCTTTGCGCCGATATCTTCATAGTCAAAAGCCCCATCACCTAATACATAAGTTGTATATTTTGTGTAAGCTTCCTGTGCTGCAACATAACCAGACTCTCCCTTTGTTCCACTTTCTTCTACTGCAGCAACTTCTTCTGCTGGCATGGAATCATCGATCAGAACCAGACGACCATTCCATGTCGCAAGAGTTAAGTCTCTTTCAACTCCATTTGCATCTGTCTGTGTCATGTATTTTAACAGCTTCAGATTTTCAAGGTTTGTTGCTACCGCACTGTGCATGATCGCGATCGTAAACTTAGACTTATTATCTCCTGCTGCTTTCTGTAAAGCTGTATTTAACGTGTCAGCCTGTACAACGTTCTTTACGTTTCCATCTTTGTCAGTTGCTGTTACTTCTGTGATATCAGATGTATGTTTATCAACAAAGACTTTGTTTTCTTTTCCGGTCATTGCAAAGACACCATCCAGAATCTTTACTAATGTTGTCTGATCAAGATCAGCTTTGTAATCATTGACCTGTGCTGCAACATTGTCCATAAAACTTACACCACCTGTAACATCTTCTGAAAAGTCTCGCTCAGTCCATCCTTTCATACGACCAACTACAACAACACCTCTTTCAAATGTGTCTGTGTTTTCAGACTTAAGATCTGTCTCACCATCATAGTTCTGTGCTGCTCCACCGATAAGACCATGCATTGGCAATACTGCATATACTGTTCCTGTCTGAGAACTGAACGTGTTTTTGATATCCTGATTACCTTTTAGGGCTCTGGACTTGATCAGCTCGTTCTTTTTTAA